ATAGTCGATGTAGAAGTTACAGCGGCTCAAGCAGCGTGGGACGCTTTACCTGATGAACAGAAGCAACAACCGTTTAATAGACAACGACCAACTGCTATCGTTTTAGAATAAATTTTTTATGACTACTTACTACGGACTATATGGACAAAAAGTCCAGTATCTAGCAAGTGATCCAACTGACGTACAAACAGGTCAGGTGTGGTATAACTCTACGTCTGCTGTTTTGAAGGTGAGAGCTGTTACAGTAACCAATGCTTGGGCGAGCGGCGGGAATTTAAATACAGCAAGAAGAGCTGGTGTTGCTTCGGCAGGAACTCAAACAGCAGCATTAGGTGCTGGTGCGTATCCTCCTTTTTCAGCGGCAGTAGAATTATACAATGGAACTTCATGGACAACAAATCCAGTAAGTTTACCAAGTGCCAGAGCAAATAATTCTGGAGTAGGATCACAAACAGCTGCTTTATCTATAGGTGGTAATGCACCTCCAGGTTTTGCAAAAATTTCTAATACAGATTCTTGGAATGGAACATCTTGGTCAAGCGGAGGAAATTTACCAGCGGCAACACAAGCTTTAGCTTCTACAGGAATTTATACAGCAGCTTTAGCTTTTGGAGGAAATGTTGCTCCAGGAAATACTGCTGTATCTCAATCTTATAATGGAACTTCTTGGACAGCGACTCCTTCCATGAATACAGCTAGAAGAGGATTAGGTGGTGCAGGTACACAAACTTCATCAATAGGATTTGCTGGTATTGCAACTGCTAATTCAGCAGCTACAGAATCTTGGAATGGAAGTTCTTGGACTTCTGTAAACTCAATGAATACAGCTAGACAATATATAGCGGGTTGTGGAACTCAAACACTAGCTTTAGGTTTTGGTGGATATACAACATCAACAGAATCTTGGAATGGAACTTCATGGGCAACTACGACATCTATGACAACACCAAGAGGTGCTAGTGGAGGTTGTGGAACGCAAACATCAGCTTTAGCTTTTGGAGGCGGATCTCCCGCAATAACAACAACCGAAGAATGGACAGGAACAGTTGATTCAACTAAAACAGTAACGGTATCATAATGGTAGCATACACAGGAATACAAGGACAGAATATTTTAATAGTAAGCTCGGATCCGTCAAATCCAGTTGAAGGTCAGATTTGGTATAATTCAACAAGCAATCTTTTGAAAGGTTATCAAAGTGTAATTGTTAACGCAGCATGGGCGAGTGGAGGAAATCTTAATACTGCTAGAAGATATATATCAGGATTTGGAACTCAAACTGCAGCTATCGGTGCAGCTGGACTTACTGGTGCTAATTCAATTACATCAGCAACAGAATCTTATAATGGTAGTTCTTGGACAACTGTTAATTCATTAAATTCATCAAGACAAAGAGCTAATTCAGGAGGTTTTGGAACACAAACAGCTGGTTTAATTGTAGATGGATGTAATCCAGTTACTTCTTCTATATCTTCAACAGAAAAATGGGATGGTACATCTTGGACAACTAACCCAACTAATACAAATACACCTAGAAATTCTTCGGCAGGTGCAGGGACTCAAACTGCAGCATTATTTTTTGGTGGATCTACACCAAATCATGTGACACCAACTACTGCATCAGAATCATTTAACGGATCAACTTGGACAGCTACACCTAGTTTAAATACATCAAGACGTATGCTTCTAGGAATTGGAATTCAAACAGCTGCATTAGCTGTTGGTGGTGAAGATCCAGGTTATTTAAGTGCAACGGAATCTTGGAATGGATCAAGTTGGACTACAACACCAGGAAATTTAAATACTGCAAGATCTATATTTGCTGGAGCAGGAACACAAACAGCGGGTTTAGCTTTTGGAGGAGCTGTAACTGGTCCTCCTAATAACGTAGCAGTTACAGAATTATGGAATGGAACTAGTTGGACAAATACTACAAGTATGTCTCAAGCTAGATATGGTTTAGGTGGAGCGGGAACTCAACCATCTGCTTTAGCTTTTGGTGGATATAGTGGGGGTATTATTTCAGCTACAGAAGAATGGACAGGGCCTTCAACGGCATTACAGACTAAAACAATAACAACTTCGTAAGCTCTTTACATTTAACCTAACATAGCTTATATACATCTCATGACAGAGAAGAGAGATATAAAAGAGCTTATACAACAAGAAGAAACACACCTTAATAATCTACTTGAACCAAATGATTTAAAATCATTTAAAGGAATGGTAGATGAACTTCGAGACACGTGGACTAAAAAACAAATATTTAGAACAGAAACAGAAGCTAGAATTTCAGTATTACAAGACAATCGTTATCCAAATAATGCTTCTAAATACTGGCAATGTGTTAGAGAACAAAGTGTATTTCTTGAAAATTTAATGTCACTATCTTTTGATTACAGACGTAATGAAGCTAAAATTAAATGGCTTACTAAAAAAGTAGAAACTGAAACAGATGAGTATAAATTAGAAAATTATAAAATAGATTTAGACGAAAAGATTTATTCTAAAGCTAATATGGAAGCTGTTGCAAAAGATAGAATGAGAGAAATTAATATGTGGTCTAAATTAAAATTAGAATTTAATGATGGTACATTTAATGATAAAAATGTAAATGATCATCAATTAGAAACATATCATCAAGTATATTTAAACAAAGCTAAAACATTAACTTCAGGATCATCTCAACCAGAAGTATTTAATGTGGTAGGTCAATTAGAAACTATTGAAAGAGTTAAGAAATCAGGCGAATTGAAATACGATAAGAAAGAATCTATTACTTATGGAAAGCAAAACTCATAAGAATATTTTCTTCTTATTAGCGCTACCAAGATCAGGTAACACTTTATTTGGTTCTATAATGAACCAAAATCCAGACATTGCAGTCACAGCCAATTCTATTACATTAGAAATAATGAAAGATGTATTTCTTCTTAAAGAAACAGATGTATTTCAAAACTATCCAGATCATAAATCATTGGATAATGTATTGTCTTCTGTCTACAACACTTATTATAAAGATTGGAATTATAAATATATCATTGATAGAGGCCCAGTAATGACACCAGGTAATTTAATGTTAATGAAACAACATCTAGGTCAACCTATAAAGTGCATTGTTATTTGGAGAGATCTATTAGATGTTCTTGCATCTTATGTTAAATGGTTTGAAACAGAACCTTCTGCATTTCCTAATAAATATGGCAAGAAAACAATAGAGGAAAAACTTTGGATGCTGATGAATGTAGATGGTGCAATTGCTAAAGATTTAATAGCAATACAAAATGCATTAAAATCAGAAAATAAACATATGTGTCATTTTCTTAAATATGATGAATTAGTAAATGATACGGAAAATCAAATTAATAAGATATATGACTTTTTAAAAATACCTAGATTTAATCATAACTTAAAATCCTTGAATCAATTTAAAGTTAATGGTATAGGTTATGACGATAAAGTGGTTGGAAATAGAATGCATACTATTAGAGAAGAGATTAGAAAGGAATCAAATCCTTACCGAGCAATGATACCTGAAAGTATCGCGCGCGCGTACGGGCACATCGTATTATGAAGATATTAATATTTGGATTACCAGGATCTGGTAAAACTTCTTTTGCAAAGAAATTAGTGACAAATAAAAAGATACCACACTTCAATGCTGATGAAATTAGAAAGCTATTTGAAGATTGGGATTTTACAGAAGATGGTCGTAAACGACAAGCTAATCGTATGATGACTATGTGTGATCTTGCAGTTAATCATGTTGTTGTAGACTTTGTTTGTCCATTTGAATCTTACAGATCTTTTTATGATTTAAAGATTTGGATGAATACAATTGATAAAGGAAGATTTGAAGATACGAATAAAGTATTTGAGAAACCTAAAAAAGTAGACTTTGAGATAAAAGATTTTAATTACGATCATATAATAAAGGAGATACATGATAGACTACTCTAAACCAACAGCACAAATGCTTGGACGTTGGCAACCATTTCACGATGGACATTTAGCTTTATTTAAAGAAATATTAAAGAAGACTGGCCAAGTTTGTATTATGGTTAGAGATCAAGTTACTACAAAAGATAATCCATTTGTATTTGATGAAATCAAACAACGAATCGAGGAAAAACTTAAAGATTACACAGGTCAATTTGAAGTTATTAAAGTTCCTAATATTACAAACATTTGTTATGGTAGAGGTGTTGGTTACAAGATTGAAGAGATTGTATTACCTTTGGAAATACAAGCGATCTCTGCTACTAAAATTAGAAAAGAAATGGGATTATGAATTTTAACTTTACATTCCTTGGACAATCTATTCTACGATATGAAACTCCTTTAGATATATTTCATGCAATTAATCAAACGTATGAACAAAAATTTAATCAATTAGAACCAGCTAATAAACAATTAGTAGGTAAGATTAAAGATGAGCATTCTCTATTTTATGATGGAGAAGATGAGTCTAAAATGAAAAGACATAATGAATTACCTAAAAATGTTTTAGATTGGTTTATGCAAATGTTTACTCACTATTTAGAATTCAATCATATTAGACAATATCAAAATCATTTAAATTCAATATGGGTTAATGAAATGAAAGCACATGAATACAATCCTGTACACGTTCACCAAGGCAATTTGTTTACAGGTTTATCTTCAGTTATGATTTTAAAATTACCAAATACTTATGGTGTAGAATATTCAGCAGAACAAGCTCCACAAAATGGCAAACTTCAAATACTTGGATCTTCTTCTGGACAATTTGCTAAAGTTGATTATGAACCCCCAATGAAACTCCGAGATTTTTATATATTTCCATATGATATGAGACATTGTGTATATCCATTTAATGGAACAAATGACACTAGAAGAACATTAGCAGCTAACTGCGATGTATTATATAATCCAATCATGAACCGAGGAGCACAATGATTATAACAGAACCAAAATGGAAATCGTTAATAGTTGAAACAACAGGACCTATATTTACACCAGAACAATGTCAGTTAATTATAAATGCAGGAAGATCTGAACCGGTACAAGATGGTCAGGTAGGTGGTGGAGATAAAGGAGTAGTTGATACTAAAACGAGAACTTCTCATATCAGTTGGATTCCATTTAATAAGATGCCTGAAATGTATTCAACACTAGAACAGATAGTAAATAAAACTAATAATAATCATTTTGGATTTGATGGAATTAAAATTACTGAACAAGCTCAATATACAGAATATCCAGCGGGTGGTTTTTATGATTGGCATATAGATTCTGATATAGTTGGAATGAATGAACCACCAGTTCGTAAAATATCTATGACATGTTTATTATCACATGAATCAGAATTTGAAGGAGGTGGACTTGAACTTATGTCAGATGGAAAGATTGCAAGACCTAAACAAGGTCAAGCTATTTTCTTTGCTTCTTATATTAGACATCGTGTAATACCAATTACAAAAGGAGTTAGAAAATCACTAGTTATGTGGTTTGGGGGTCCTTCATTTAAATGAACCGAGAACTCTACTTTGCAACACCAGTCTATGTCAAAGATGTAGGCACACCAGAATTTAACAATCAATTAGAACAAAACATTGTAAATTGGTCTAAACAAGATAAAGGTGAAATTAGAACTAATATGAAAGGTTGGCATAGTACAACAGATATGCATACTAAACCTGAATATAAAATGTTAGTTGATTTATTATATGAAGCACAGGGATTTATTTACAAAGATGAATTATTAGACAATGAACCTTACCTTGGAAATATGTGGGCCAATATCAATCCACCTGGTGGATATAATAGACCACACACTCATCCTAATTCATTATGGTCTGGAGTGTATTATATTAAAGCACCTATTAATAGTGGCCATTTAAAAATTGAAGATCCTAAACCTTGTAGTTTAATATCTAGACCTAAAAGAAAACAAGGAGAACTACCTATACATCTATGGAATGAAGTACATTTTCAACCTGTTGCAGGACGCTTGATAATGTTTCCATCATGGTTAAATCATTGTGTAGATCCAAATCAATCTAATGATATAAGAATATCTGTATCATTTAATTTTTTACAGAGAGGAATGTTTGTATGAGTTTTGCCCAGAATAAATATCAAGTAATTAAAAAAGCAGTTCCGTATGAACTTGCTAATTTTATATTTAACTACTTCTTACTTAAAAGAGACGCTGTTAACTATATGTATAAAAATAATCTAGTAGCGGAAAACGGGATGCTAGGAACGTGGAAAGATGCACAAGTTCCAAATGTATATTCTCATTATGCAGACTTTGTTATGGAAACATTACTTATGAAAGTTATGCCTATAATGAAACAACAAACTAATTTAAATTTAATACCTACGTACTCGTACGCGCGCGTGTACGAGAAAGGATCTATTTTAAAAAGACATAAAGATAGACCATCTTGTGAGATATCTACAACATTAAATCTAGGTGGAGATCCTTGGGCCATCTATTTAGATACAACAGGAAGTAATAATGTAATTGATGAATATAAGAATATAATGAAACCAAATGCACCAGCAGGTATAAGAGTGGATCTTGAACCGGGTGATATGTTAGTATATTCTGGTTGCGAGTTAGAACATTGGAGAGAAGAATTTACTGGTAATATCTGTGGTCAAGTTTTCTTGCATTATAACCATGTAAATGGACAGTTTGCAGATTCCAATTTATATGATAAGAGACCTCTATTAGGATTACCACCATTCACTAAAATAGTGTAAATCAACAAATCTGGTGGTATAAGGATATCTTATGCCATTACAAAAAATACAGTTTAAGCCTGGATTCAATAAACAACAGACTGCAACCGGAGCCGAAGGGCAATGGATTGATGGTGATAATGTTAGATTTAGGTATGGAGAACCACAGAAAATAGGTGGTTGGCAACAACTCGTTTCTAGCACCATAGCAGGTCCTGTTAGAGACCAGCATACGTGGACAGCATTAGATGGTAAAAAATACGCAGCTTTAGGATCTTCTAAATTATTAGTTATTTATTATGAAGGTTCTTTTTACGATATCACACCTCTTGGTACAGCTTTAACTGGAGCCACTTATACATCAATAACATCTTCTACAACCGTTACAATCAATTTAACAGCACATGGATTAATTGCCGGTGATTATATAATATTTACAAGTGTTACAACTCCAGGATCACCTACAACAAGTTTTACATCAGGAAGTTTTACAACAAACACATTTCAAGTACTTTCAACACCTACAATAAATACTTTTACAATTACAATGACAAGTGCTGAAACTGGAACGGGTGTCACAGCTGGAGGAACTTTAACAGTAACACCTTATGTAACAATTGGTCCTACATTTCAAACACCTGCTTATGGATGGGGAACTGGATTATTTGGTGGAATAGTTATTCCAAGTGTAACAACTACATTAAATGGAGCAATTAATAATTCTGTTACAACTATTACAGTTACTTCAGCTGCAGCATTTCCGTCAGCTGGAAGAATAGATATTGATACTGAATTAATTACTTATACAAGTAAAAATGCAACACAATTTTTAGGATGTACAAGAGGTGCTAATGGTACAACCGCAACTTCACATTTAACAGCCGCAACTGTGACTAATGCAACATCTTGGCAAGATTGGGGTGAGGAATCTTCTGTAACAACTGTTAGTTTAGCACCAGGTTCCTGGTCGCTTGATAACTTTGGCCAGATACTCGTTGCTACAGTCAAGAACGGAAAAACTTATACTTGGGATCCATCTAACGCACTTAGATTACAAACAAGAGCAGCCGTTGTAAGTGGAGCACCTACAAAATCTATTATGACTATTGTATCAGATAGAGACAGACATTTATTTGCAATGGGAACAGAGACTACAATTGGAGATACTACAACCTTTGATCCAATGCTTATAAGATTTTCAAATCAAGAAGATATTAATACTTGGGCTCCAAAAGTAACTAATACGGCAGGTACATTTAGATTAGATACCGGAAACACAATTATTGGTGCTGTGCAAGGAAAAGATTATATATTAGTATTAACGGATCAAGCAGCTTACACTATACAATTTGTAGGTCCACCATTTACATTCTCTATTAGACAGGTGGGTACAAACTGTGGATGTTTAGGACAACACGCTATGATATTTGCTCAAGGTGCCGTGTTCTGGATGGGCTTTGGAGGAGGTTTTTTTGCATTTGATGGTACGGTGAAACAAATACCTTCTTTAGTTGAAGACTTTGTATTTACAACAGATGGAGATAATTTAGGAATTAACTATGATGCAAATCAAATTTCTTATGCATATCACAATTCATTATATAATGAAGTGGGTTGGAACTATGCACAATATGGTTCCGCTCAAGTAGATAGAAATGTTGTTTATAATTTTGTTGAAAATACTTGGGCCGTTGGATCATTAGCTAGAACAACATATAAAGATTCAATTACTTATGATTTACCTTATGCAACAGAATTTTATCCAACTAACACACCAACATTTCCAACCATTAATGGTGTAACAAACGCTGTCGGTGCAACTAAATATTGGGCACAAGAAACGGGTGTTAATGAAGTTGATATTAATGGAGCTGAAACTGCAATCGCCGCTTATATTAGATCAGGAGACTATGATATATCTGAACAAGGTTTAGGTGGAGATGGTCAATTAATTATGCGAGTTAAAAGATTTATACCGGACTTTAAAAATCTAGAAGGAAATGCAATAGTTACTTTATTTTTTAGAGATTATCCGGCGGACCCTGATTCAACACCTTCAGCAACACCGCCTTCTATTACAGGTCCCTTTACTATTACTTCATCAACTGATAAAGTAGACACTAGAGTTAGAGGAAGACAGGTGAGTTTAAAAATAGCAAATGATGCAGTAGATAGTAACTGGAGATACGGAACTTTAAGACTAGATATTGAAGCAGGAGGAAGAAGATAATGGCAAAAATTACAGCATATGTACCAGAACCCACACAAGAATATAATGTGGACAATCAACGACAAATATTAGAATCAGTTACTACAATTAAGAATCAATTAAACTTTGGATTTCAAAAAGATCTAAAAGATGAGATGGAAGCATTTACTTGGTTTCTATTTAGTGGACCTAAAGACTAATGGCTATCAATTATAAAAATCAAGGTTACGATTTAACCACAACATCTTCAACTACAGTATTAACTATTAGTACTTCTACCGTTGCAATTATAAAAGAGATATCAGTAGCTAATGATGATAATTCAGCGCATAAAGTAGATTATTCTTTTTATGATTTATCAGCGTCCACTTCATATAAATTTTATCATACAAATGTACCAGCAGATTCACACGACAATGCAGTACATAATACTCTTATATTAGAAGAAGGAGATTATTTACTATTTCAAGCAGATACGTCAAATGTCATCTCTGGACAAATCTCTTATGCTTTGTTAAGTAGAACTGGAGAAAATGGATAATATACCTAAGATAGAAT